CCTTATACGGTTATGAATCTTGACGGCAGAACAACCGATTCGACAACATCATGGCTCTGGGTTATGAACGAAAGAGCTATGCCACGGGACAATTTCATTATCGAAGGAGCTTGGAATAATGCAACTGGCACATTTGACGGAGACATTGAGATTTATGGCAGCATTGATCCTGTTGCCTTTGCTTCATTTAATACAACGGCTTCAGGAGTTCTTTTGCAGACGATAGCCATTGACACAACGTATGGTTCATTCGCAATAGAGCTTGAGAACCGTGGCTGGAAGGCATTGAAATTCAAGTTCGATGTTAATACTTTGGATTCTGCTGATGTTCTTATAAAGACAAATATGAGGGATAACTAATGAGATATATTATAATATGGCTTTTATCGGCGTGTGCAGTTTTTGCACAGACCAACGTAAAATATGCACTGCCATTGGTTACAGCTGATTCTGTAGCATGGACAGGTGTCACTTCTGTGCCTGACTCAGTTGTTCAGGGTGCTTTTACAGATGATTCGCTTGGCACTGAAATGGCAGCAAATGAAGCAGCCAGAGACCTCGAACTCCAGCGGCTCAAAGGCATATCCCTTACGCAGAATGACTTACTCTATATGTATAACCATAATACGAAACTGATAGCTACCTGTGAGAGTGATGAGAGCTGGGCGGATGTTGATTGGTCTAATACGGCAAGTGCTACTCATGGGGATGATACGACTAATTATAAAGTTGGAAGTCAGGGAATAAGTATTACAACAGCGACAACACCCGAGCTTGCTATATCTCTTGATTTTACGGATAAGGATTTAAGCAAATTCGAGGATAGTTCTGAGAGTACTGATGATGATTATATAGAGTTTAGTATATATATCGCCGATAAATCAAATATATCATCTGCATATATACTGTTCCCTTGCAATAATATAGGTACTCAAACAGATTATTATTATTATGCAATACATAGCATTTGGGTTGATGGGTGGAATCATATTAAAATACAGAAATCGGCATTTCTTGAAATTGATGGCAGTGAAGATGGTACATTAGATTGGTCAAACATCAAAGGCATATCTTTTTCTATCAATGCTATCGCTGCAAGCTCTACATCCTACACCATCGACGCTATCCGCATGACACGCAAAGACCCGATAAGTGCTAACCCTAATCCATTCCAGATAGAGAATGATGGTGTTATGGAGAGAGTATTTGAGGTAAGCGAAGGAACACCTTTCTTGGGATATGATGGTAGTACGTTGGTGGTGAAAGCTCTTGAGCGTTCTAAGATGTATTCTACGATAACGTATGATTGTATATATGTCAGTGCTACAATGATAACAAGTGCTACAGATGGGATGTTCTTCGGGTTATTTGAAGACAGTGCAAATCGTAGTTTAGCATCATTATACAATGACGAAATAATCGCAGGACACGAATATGAAGATGATTGGAATCCTAATGCAAAAACATTCGCAGTTTCAGCAGATGATGAAGTTACTCTTTATGCCATGATTGATGGTAAATCGGCTTATGGCTCATTTACCAAATCAGGGACAACAGCAACGGCTTATGCTAGCGGCAATGATATTGGTGAACAGAAGATATTATGGGATTTATATGTCGACGCTTCCCTTACCTCATTTAAGTGCAGTTCCAGTCCTTTGATGGTGAACCAATGATGAATTACAAATTAAATAATAGAGTTTAATAAATAGGAGAAAACAATGTATAACATAGCAGTTATAATACCCAAAGAAGAAGATGAAGACGGCAGCATGATCGTAAATGACGATTACAAAGAAATTCTTATCGCCATACTTGGCTTACCGGCATTAAGTCACGCATTGAGCTCAAACTCAATATCAAATATTATTAACGTAAAGCGGGAGCTCTCCGATGCTGCTGACATCGCTCTTGCCGTTGCCGATTATGAAGACGTAACAGTAACGATCACAGAGATAACAGAAGAACCTATTGGCTAAACATAAATGAAGGAGCAGCAATGCCAAATACTGAAGATGCTAATATATGGCAGAAAATATCAACGATCATCGGGGTACTATTGCTTGGAATAACATCCTGGCTGGCTGTTGAATTTGTAACCGTCAAAACTGACATTGCAGCTTTGCAGGAGAGAATAAAAACGGATGAACAGCTAAAAAATAATATTCAAGACCTTAAACTATCGGTCATGGAACTAAGAACGCAAATGACCGAAATGCAAATTGAAATTGAAAGAATAAAAAAATAATCAAGGAGACCAGAAATGGCAGACGCATTGAATTTATACAAACCAACGGGAGGCAACATCTCGACAAAGGTCGATAAGGTCGAGATAGATGCTAATGGAAATTTCAAGTACAGAGATAAGGCAACGGCACACGAGAATTATATCGGAGGATTCGATGTCGCTTATTCACTTACTTCACTTGCTGTAAATCTTACAACTGACACAGCAATCACAGGCATGTCCGTTGCTGTAGAGCCCGGCTTTGTTTATGAACTGACAGGCATGCTTGGCTTTGATGACGGAGGTACTGGCGGGGCAACAGTAGCAGCCAAGATCAATTTGCCATCCGGTGCAACAGGTCAGGGAGCTATCGGCGATGATACGATACCAACAGATTTCTCAGCCGCTTTCAACCAGACAGTAGGTTCTGAAACAAGCGTGGCAGAGATCGTTAAGGGCTTGATAGATACATCAGGCATGACAGCCGGATCAACAGGTAACGTCTATCTATCTGCAAGCTCTAATCAGAATGACAGCTACATGACAACACATTCATATATTAAATTAACTAAGCTAAAAGCGAAAACATCATAAGGTGATATAATGGCAGAAGAAATTAAGGATCAAGTTACGGAAGAACAGGTAAAAACACCTGAAGAAAAACCTGCTGAGAAGCCGGTAGAAAAGAAAGATGACGATACTATCGCTCAATTATATGCGAAAATATCAGATTTCGAAAAGAAGGAAGCGGAACGTTTGAAAGCAGAGAAAGAGCAGGAAGAGAAATCATTGCTCGAACAAAAGAAATTCGCTGAATTAGCGGATAAGTATAAAGCAGAGAAAGAAGCTATTGCAAAAGAACGTGAAACTTATCTGGAGAAACTCAAAGCGTATGAGCAAAAAGAGGAAGAAAACCGCTTGGCTGTTTATGCTAAAATTAAGGACGCTAAGATTGCAGAAGAATCTGAGCTGGCAATGTTGGAAAAACAGCCAATCGAAATACTCGAATTGTTCTTAAAGAAAGCTCAGGCAGGTACAAAGAAGGATTCTCCGGACGCAAAAATGTCAAATCCACAGGCAGGTGAAAACAAAGCTCCTGAGTATATGACATCAAGAGAAAAACGGCTCATGCAATTAATGCAAGGGTCATCAACACCTTAAATCCGGTTAGTTGAATGTTGCTGGTGCCGGGGGGCAGAAGAAGAAAATAAAACAGTAATATTCAATTAAAAAAAGGATTTAACATGGCAGTAGAGTATAGCTATGATCTAACGAATCCGGTAAGGTATGTCCAGCCGGCATTCGATAGCATGATTCAGGCATATCCGACACTCCTTTCAATGATCTCTCGTGGTCCTGATTGGGGCGGCTCAGCTGGTTCGTCAACCGGACCTAAACTTGAGTGGATGGAACGCAGCTTATCGCAAACAACATTCACCGTTGCTTCATTTGATACCAATGGCGATGGCACAGGTATTAATTTCGCAAGTACTACAGGGATGGCAGCAGGCGACATGATAATCTTTGAATCTTCAACAGGTCAAAGACGTGCAGGAGCAGCAAAGATCGCTAGCGTTGACAGTGGCACAGACATAACAATATCTCGAGATTACGGAGCAGACTCAATCACATTGGACACAATCGTTGTTGGCGACATTGCGAAAATAGTTAAGCCAGTTGCTGAAGGTTCTTCTGCTTCTGAGTCAACTTATACCGCACCAACCGCAAACTACAACTATCCTGTTATCTTACAGAGAGCCGTACAGATTTCTAATACTAATCTTGGCATTCCTGTTTATGGCAGTGTGTCAAAATTATCAGGTGCTCCAGCAGAGAAACTTCTTGACGCTATGGATCAAAAGATGCTTGAAATCATGTGGGAAATGAACAACATACTTATCAATGGTGTTCGTGCAGCTCGCTCAACATCCGATACAAAAGGTATGGCAGGCGGTCTCTTCCAGTTCTTAACCTCCGGCAACGTAAATACTACAGGCGGATCAATAAGTTTGGATCATATCAACGATACACTCGAAGACATTCTTGAAGATGGCGGCATGCCAGGCAACTATGCTTTGGTTATGAACTACAATCAGGCACGCAAGATTTCTGCTTTGAACACATCAGGCAGCAATCCAATTGTCTATGTACAGCCACGCTCAAATGTAGCAGGTGAAGCCATTACTCAGATTTACGGTGATCTTCCCGGCAATATCGGCAATGTTATCACAGAACCAAATATGCCAAAAGATGCAATTTTGGTCGTAAATATGGACATGGTAGAGATCAACTATCTTGCAGGCAGAACACTTGTAGACCTTGACGCAAAAGACGCACCAGCGGATGATTATGTTATGAGACGCTTACTTACTGAATTTACTTTCACTATCAGGAACGGCACAACTGCACACGGTATGATAACCGGTCTTGATGTTTAATCTAAAAGCGAGGTAAGCAATGGTAAAATATAAATGCAAATACGGACACTCGAAATTCTCTTTGGCTGGTAATCGCTATGAAACTGAGCCGGATGGAATTATAATGACAGACGACAAAAAGATCATTGATTTTTTAGACAATAATTTCAACTTCGTTTGCTTGGAACAACCCCCGACACCGGCGACAACAACCAGTGGGAGCGTAAAACCTCCCACAACCGGTGCTAAGAAAAACAGCAAAAAGAAGTAAAATATATCCACTCACTCCCTCCCTTGTGGGGAGGGATCAAGGGTGGGGTTCTTACTAATAACTAATAACTAATAACTAAAGACTATTAAAATGGCAACATGGGCAACATTAAAGGCAGATGCCGCACAGATCACTGACATGAACGATGATGTTATCAAAGCTACGTTGGGAGTTTTAACAGCACCATCAGAGCTTGCAGGAACGGCAACAACGGACATCTATCTTGACAGAGCAAAAGAGGAAATGAAGCAGGATTTACTTTTTGCTCATAACCTTGATCCAAATGATAGCGATGATCTATCGGCATTAGATGACATCGTTAATTATAATGAAGACTATCTGAAAAAATCTCTTGCATTCAAACAGCTATGTTTGTTCTACACGAGATATAACGGCGGAGAGCTGACAGTCAATCATGACCGCATGGCTCGGTACTGTTCTTATTATCAGAATAATAAGAGTTTATTCCAGAAGCTCAAAAGTTCAGCAGGCAATATCACTGATATATCCACAGCAAAGATAAAATTGTAATGGCTACAAAGCAGGAAATAACGCTAAAAAGAACTCTTGAGAAACGGCTCTCAAAGAAGAAACTGACAGAGATCACTGAATTGATCGGTCAGGAGCTCGTGAATGTTATGAGAGAGAGATCATCACAGGGATATGATAATCAGGATAAAAGATTCAAACGTTATACGCCTGAATACGAAAGATTTAAAAAGAGATTTGTAGCCGGCAAAGTTGGCAAATCAAAGACAATGAAACGGTTATTGCGTAAATCGAAAAGACCGTTCAAATCTCGTGAATTACGAGACACTATGCAGCTGACAGGTGAATTATTTACCGACATGAAATTCAAGACGAGACCTCCAAAAGGTGGCTTCTTCAGTAGGACGGTAACATTCTCAATAGAATTATTCATTGACACGAGATCAGAGAAAAAAGCAGAAGGTCTTCAAAAGAACGGATATAACTTTTTTGGCTTTCGTTCTTTCGGCAAAAAGACTCAAACAAGATTAAGAAATATAATAGCGAAAATAGCACAATGACAGAATATTCAGATAGCATAACAGCAATAGAATCGATTATCAAGGCAAACCTGACAGAATATGAACAGGTGAATCATGGCTTTGGGCTTGATTTCGAGGGAGTGCTCCAGCGTGTGGCAACCTCCGATAAAGCGATCTTTATCAATTATGAGAGTGCAAGCGTTGATGAACATTTCGGCGACGGCTCATTCGCAGATTGGGAAGATACAATATCCGTTTATCTCAAGCATACAAGCAACATCTTAACCAAAACTAAAGCGTTCTTTGCTGCTTTCAATGGCAAGAATCTTTACAAAGAAACAAATGTAGGCCCAAGACAAATACGGATTGTTGATTGGCAGCCTGTACAGGATGACAACTTCGATATTATGCAAATACGTCTGGAGGTTCTATAATGTGTGTTAAGGTCATAGGGTTCGGCACAGGACGTTGCGGCACGAAGTCATTATCTGCTTTCCTGTCTAATCAGCCAAATACGAGGGTTACACATGAGAGCAGATTTCTCGCCCATCTGTGGTATGACGATAGAGATATTTCTTTCAACCATTTCTGGGACGTGTTGCATCGAGTGCCCATGGACTTCTATGGCGATGTATCTTTCAATCATTTGCCATACGTTGAGCGTCTGGCTGTACGTTCAGCAGCGATTAAGTTGATATATTTGGAACGAGAACCAGACGCCACCGTTAATTCATTTTATGAATGGACAGGCAAAAATGAATTCCCTGTCAACCATTGGCTCAACGAAATGCACACACCAGGACAGTACATACAGTCTAACTTCGATAAATTATTCCCTAAATATGATAAATATACAAGAGACAAAAAGACTGCCATTGCTTTGTATGTCAAAGATTATCACAATCAGGCAAGGCGTCTGATAGAGAAATATCCCGATAGAATATTCAAATTAAAATTGGCTCAGCTCAATGATGATCACAAATTAAATGAGCTGCTCGACTGGCTTGGCTATGATTCTAATAATAGAAATATTGATAAATTTAAGTTAAATACTAATGAAACAGCATAAATACCTGGTAATATCGGCAATATCAAGACGGTCTCTGCACTTACAATGGATCACAGATGACCGCAATTTCGATGTTGTCCTTATTAATTATGAAAGCGATCTTCAGGATTCTATTGAGCATGAAGAGGGTGTGGAAGAACATTTCCACAAGGGCTCAAAGTTCGAGCTTACGAAATGGTACATTGAAACTTTCGGCAATCATTATGACGCTTATCTATTACTTGATGATGACATACTGACCAATGCTCATGACATCAATAAAATGTTCGAGTATATGGCAGAATATGACCTTCATATTGCACATCCGGCACTCAACCCGATAAACGTAACTTCGCCGAACCTATGCCCTGCTAAGAACACAATTATCAGATATACCAACTGGATTGAATTGCAGGCAGTTCTGATGACAAAAGAAGTGATGTACAATATTGTCGATTATTTGGCAGAATCGAAAAGTGGATGGGGCTTCCCTGAACTATGGCTCAAACTATGTAATCAACCTTTCGGCGTAATCGACAAAGTAACTGTTACGCATACAAGACCGCAATTTGCTGGCGAAAATAGTATCTATAAGCTGACAGGAGGCATACAAGGGGCATACAAAGAATATTTGCATTTACTAAAACGATATAATTTGCCGACACCTGACGAAAGCCCATTTAAGGTCATCTCTTATATCCCTGACAAACCCTTGCTGTCAATAGTATGTATCTATAACAGGGATGACATGAAATATATTCCTGAGATGTTGGAGTCAATATCAGTGCTTTCTGATTATTGCGAAGTTGTTCTTGTAGAAACAATCGCCGATTTTAATATTGACGATCCGACAATGCGGATATTAAAGCAAACCAATCTAAGACAGAAAGCAGTATGGCACTATTCGCCATCAATAGTAAATTTTGACGGTGAAGAGCTTGAGATATTCGATTTTGCTGAAGCAAGAAACGCCGCTCTAAACCTTGCACGTGGCGAATGGGTGTTGAGTGTTGACGCAGATGAACGGCTCATCCCGACACAGGCAAAACATTTGCTTGAATCGCTGGCAGAAACGCCGGAAGATGTTGGCGGCTTCTATACCACGCAATATAATTTTATTCCATGGTCGGAAGGTGAAGAAGGATATAAGACACGTATGCTTGCAACAGCATGCCGATTATTTCGCAACCGTGAAGATATAGAATGGGAATATCCTGTCCACGAGAAAGTAGAGAACACTATCAAAGCGGCTGGCTTCAAGATGGCTGAGCTGAGCTTGCTTATTGATCATGTAGGGCAGGCAATATCTGCAGAAGAGAAACTCATTAAAATAAAAAAATATATCGCAACGATATGGGCTCATCCGTGGCTCATGGAGACAAATAGATATACCAATTACTTGATAAATAGCACAGTATTATACAAACAATTAAAGGAACTAACCAATGGCTGAAGTAACAAAAAAGACTTCGATTGGGCACAGTAACCGAGTGGAAATCTTTGCACTTACAGGTGCTACCTTCGAGGCTACTGCTACCCATACATTCGACAGGATCACAGGGATCAGCGTTACCGGTGCAATCAAAAAGAAAAATATTGAGATTGACATTGATAATGCAGAAGACTCAGCGGCATTGCTCACATTGTTCGACTCATATCTTACATCGGAAGATGTTGAAGAGGTTGTCGATAATTATGTGAATGGCGACAAAACAACTATACAACAGGCAGGTGAAGGGGCAGCATCGTTCGGTGTGCTCGAATACTCCGGTATTAACCACAACAACAAACGGCGTGTAAAAGGTCTTCTTGCAGTGTTCGGGCCTAACACAGGCGACGAAACAATCGAGAATAAACAATCGAAAAAAGTCAAAATCCAAATACAGGCAATTGACGCAACACAGACTTATACGATCCCGGCAGCTTGCTATAATACCGCTTTGGTATCAGGAGCAACAACTCAAACTATTGCAAGTTCGGCGGTCGGCACAGAAACATTTATAACATCAGCATAATATTATAATTTTTGGGGAATATATTAATGAAAAATGAACATTTAAGTAAAGCATTTGAGACATTAAAAAGCAGCGTTGATACCTTAGGACGTGAGTTAAAGATGGCAGGGGCGGTGGACAGCCGCCCAGCCGTTATATATTATGACGGACAAGAGTATAAGCTGAATTTAGTGGATAGAGTAACAGGCAAGTTGAAAACTAAATGTGATAATCTACTCAAAGCAATACCGATAAATAAGAAATTGGTAGAGATGCAGGAGGCACTGAAAGATTTTGACGGTGATCCATCATCAACAGATGCTAATTATTATCTGATAAAACAAGGTGTGCTATCAGCTGAAGAGGTTGTCGAGATAGCGGAAGGCAAATATAAGAACGAAAACTCAAGGACAGCAGAGCTTGTTAATTTTGAGATATTTCGTTCTATCTATTCATTGCCAAAAAATGCACCGGATTCTTTGAAAGAGATATATGATTGTTCTGTTATCAAGAACCCTGGCGATAAAGAAGAAGTTGTTGATGAGAACGTTCTTGACCTCTGGGATGATCAGGACATCATAATGATAAGGCAGGAAGTTTCTTCCTTTCGCCGAAAGGTTGGAATATAAAGACGCACAGATCCTTGACCTCAAAGATCGCAATCCGATCTGGGAGATCATAGCAGATGATAGCAGAGAGATCACTTTAAAACGAAAGAATGACGGCTACCTTTGCCTTACAGCAGAGGACATGCTCGATCAGAATAAATCTTGGGGGTATATGGCAGACGCTATGAAAGTAGCAAAAGCCCTGAATCTAACATTTACGGAAGTTTATGAAACATGGGATTTAGTGAAGCTCTATGAGTATTTAACGGTAATTCTTTATAACGAATACGAGGAGCTACCTCCGGATGGCAATAACTGAAATAATAAAACTTAGTGCGAATACTAAAGGTGTTGAGCAAGGGATAAAGCAGGCGTCTAAGTTGCTTGCTGATTTCTCGAAAAAAGCATATCAGGCACTTATTGGTGCCGATACTTCTGATGCTGAAGAGAAAATTTCTGCTGTTACCAAGATGACAGAGGACATCCAGGACTCTAATATCAACGTAACGGCAACAACACAATCGGCTGTCAGATCGCTCAATGATATAGATAAAAAGGTACGTGGTCTAGAAGATGCGGACATCAATGTTGATGCGGATACTACACAAGCGGTTAATGCTGTTGATGCTGTCCAGCGTTCTGTTGAGAATCTTGAGGATACAAACATCCGTGTTGATGCCGACACATCCGGAGCAAGATCAGCAATTAAGAACGTAGTTTCTGAGGTTGAAACCTTGCCATCATCTTTTACAATTGATCTTGATGCTGATGAAAGTAAGGCAGAGAGCGGTATTGGCTCAGTAAAAGCAGCAATAGCTAATATTAAAGATTTCACTTTTAATATTGGTGCTAATGTAAAAGACGCAATAAGCGGCATTAAAAATGTCAAAAACGAACTTGATGACATAAAAGATGTTGAGATTAATCTTGACACTTCAGCTGCTTCTTCAAATATCGATAGTTTATCAAGTGTTGCCTCATCTAAATTCACACCTGCTCTTGGTGCTGCTGGTGCTGCTGGTGCTGTGGCTCTTCTTGCAGGTGGTATTGTGGCTCTTGCTGACAGGGGAGCAGAGTTAGAACAAACATTTAGCGTATTACAAGCACGTACAGGCAAAACTGACGCAGAGTTAAACCAGCTTAAAGAGACAGCACAGAATGTTTTCGCTCAAGGCGTTGGGGAAAGTGTTAATGATGCTGTAAATTCAATTGCATTGGCAGAACAACAGTTGGGCGAATTTCTTGATCCTGCTCAATTAGAATCATTCATTGTAAAAGCTGGTGGTATCGGCAAAACTTTTGACAAAGACATTACGGAAGTTATTGCGAACTCAAGAACTGCAATTATCAATTTCAATACTGATGGAGAAACGGCATTAAATAACATTTCTCTTGCATTGCAAAAAGCTGGCAACGCTGCTGACGATGTTCTTGATACATTTAATGAATATTCGCCACGAGCAGCAGAAGCCGGATTAAGTATTGAAGAATTCACAAGTGTACTTGTTAGCGGTGTGCAAGCCGGTGCAAGAGATACTGACAAACTTGCAGACGCTATATCTGAAGCGAATACCTTCCTTTCTGAAGGTACAAGTATTAATGCTTTTGATGGAATAATTAAAGGTGCTACAGGGGCTGAAAAAGCATTGGCAACAAGCATCCAGAATATTTTAATTGAAGCCAAAAAAGGCAACATTAGCACGCTTGAAGCGTTGACATTATCGCAGCAGGATATAGAACAAGCACTCAAATCAGGTAATATATCTGAAGCGTTTAATAAAGAGCTTAACATCGCTATTGCTGGCACACCTGCAGAAGAATTGGGTATAGAAGTATTTAGAAGGACTTTTACGGCACCATTGCCAGTTGATGAGATAAAAAAACAAGGTCAAGAAGCTGGCAAATTGATTGAAGAATCAATAGCACCAAAAGGGTTTGAGGGATTAAAAAGACAATTCAGTCTTATCCTTGATGATCTTGGCACATCAGTATTTACTGCTTTGTCTCCAGTAATTGATACTCTTGGTGATTTGCTCCAATCATTACAACCGGCTTTTAAAAGCATAGGGAGCTTGATACAGCCTATACTCGGTTTATTAACACCATTATTAAGTTTATTAGAGCCATTGATTGCTGTGGCACAAACTTTTGTAACAGCTATATTGCCACCACTACAAAGCATATTCAAAGCGGTTTCTTCAATTTTAGAAAAATCTTTTGTACCGATATTAAGCTCAATGCTGCCAGTATTAACTAATTTATATACAGCGATGGCACCAATATTGAGCGTTGTTGGCACCTTAATAGAATATGCAGCAGATTTAATAAACTTCGCTCTCAAACCAGTAGTATTTTATTTCGAATTATGGGGATCAGTTTGGAATTCTGTAATAACATTTATTCAAGATGCTGGTCAATATATTGTTGATCTGTCAAATAAAATCTATGGCTATCTGATAACACCAATCCAAAAGACAAATGAGTTCTTCAGAGAACTATGGCAAGTAATGGAAGCGGTTGTCGATGTTATTTATGATAGTCTTGGAACTGCTTTTGAGTTCTTAGGGGATGTATTCTCAACTGTTGGCGGTATACTTTATGATCTTTTTATTCAGCCATTAGTTGACTTATATGATACTGTCATTAAAGTAGGTGGTGCGGTTCTTGGCTTTATTAATGATAACATATTGCCATTGAAAGAAGCGTTCAATGACGTTTATGGCGTTGTTGAAGATGTTGTCAATGGAATAGGCGGTTTCTTATCAAGCGTTGGCAGTTTCTTTAGTGATGTTGGTGATCAGCAATTTGAAGTGCCTTTTAATGAAGGTTATGTTGATGAGATTAATCAGGCGACTGTAGAAGTAAAATCTTTTGGTGAGCAGATGGGGCTTACAGGTGCACAGGTTAATTTGAGTAATGTAGCTTCTCAGGTTGGCTTTGATGGATGGAAGAAGAATTTAAAAGATACCAATACAAGTGGCAAAGAGTTAGTACCAACTCTTGAAGACTTAACTAAGAAATTGGCTCTTCTCGCTATTGCTGGCAAAGAAAATACTGATCAATACAAAGCATTGTATCAGGAAGTTGTTAATCAGACAAGAGCCACAAACGAATATAATGACGCAGTTTCTAAGATCAAAGAACAGATAAAGATCAATCTTCAATTTGAAGCTCAGGCACCACTCGAAGCTATCGACACAGCATCGCTTAATATCTTTCAAGGACTCGACCGCCAGATCAAATTTGATCCTATTGTGCCAACGATTGACGCAAAAGAATCACTTGACGAATATGCCGATTATTATGCAGACATACAGGAGACCACTCGCAACCTCGCATTGAAGTTCCAGCAGGATGTTACTGAGAATGGTATCGGCGAGAAACGCAAGCAATTAGATCAGGAGCTCAAAGACACACAGGATGCACTCAAGAATGGCGAGATAAGCTATGAAGAGGCATCAAAAAGAGAGCTTGAGATAGCAAGACAGCAGGCAGAACTTGAGAAAGAGATACAGAGGGATAAATGGGCGGATATTGGTGCACTGGCTGGTGAAGCATTAGCAGGACAGTTTGGTATCCTTGAAGAGCAGAGCAGAACATCTTTAGACAAAATCTATGGCGACATGCAGGCTTACGTAGACCTGTTTAAAGATTATGGTGATGGTGGTTTCAATTCTTTGATTGACTCCCTTGATTATCTTTCAATGCACTCTTCAGAAATATTCTCAAACATGGCAGCCCAAGCTGGAGCGACTTTCGGCAAAATGGTTGCTTCCGGTGAAAATGCTCTTGCGGCTCTTGGCAAATCAATATTATTAACAGTAATTGACAATGTTGAGAAAATAGTACTTGCTAACATACCGGCTATATTTACAACTATATCAGCAGCGATCCCCCCACCATTCGGTCAGATATTGGCAGGTACAGTAATTGCAACAGGCATGGGCTTATTACAAGTTGCAAAATCAAAGATCGGAGCATGGGAAGGTGGCGAAATATCAGCAGGATATAACAAACCGGCTCATCCAAAAGATACCGTGCCATTATGGACTGCTCCCGGTGAATATATCATGCCTGTGGATGCTACAAAACGCAACAAAGGGCTTCTTGAATATCTTAGAGCCGGCGGATCAGAAGAAAAATATTTCATTCAAAAATATGGCAATAAACTGAAATCTCAACCAGTAAAAACTGGCACTTATGACAGACAGGCAATATCAGAGTTCAAGACGATGAACAAAAGGCTTGCTAACGTTGAGAAAAAACTCGACTCCGCAACGCTTGTGAAAGGATATTACACGCATAAAACTGAAGTCAAGCAAACTATTAAACAGGAATTAAAATCAGAAAGTTATAGGTTCTAATTATGGCAGCTCCTACATGGTCAGCAATAACGCTATACGGTTGCGATACAAATAACGATGGTACAACGGATGTGTCAGGGCAGGCATATCCTGCAAAGACAGATGTTGCCGCTTTATCAGGCGTTGTTACGCAATCTTACAACGTTCTCAACCTCGGTGAAGGCATTGACATCGAATCCAATGATTATGAGTATCTTGGCGGATATACCGAAACAAAAAATACTATAAAAATCAAGTTCGATCCTGAAAGTATTAATATGAGGCGACCTGTAAGCGGTGCGGGCACAACGATAGAATCTTTTTACGGTGTGTCAGCATTGAATAAGAATTATCACTGGATAGAAATATCAGGCGATTATCAGCTAAGACCAGCAGGCATGACCACAGGCAAACTTATGGCTGTCAATCTTACAGGTGCAGACATAGAAAACTCAGGCAAGAATCACATGAAAATATCAATGAACTTAATCGCTCCGTCATCATTATGAGCTATACAAAAAATACTATATTCTATAAAGATTTTACAGCCGCTAACGGTTATGAATATCGGCTTGAATTTGTACCAGGTGATACCGTTGATTTGTCATCCCCTGCAGAAGTTGAATTTCCTAATAATGTGATATTCAACGAGATAACACTCAAAGGTGGCTTCGCTGACCCATTGCCGAAAGGTCTTCCGGGTGCAAATACGATGAAGCTCAAACTCAATCTTGGCAATATGACAGGCGACTGGGCAGACGTTAAGCAATGGATACTTAACGGTCAATCAGGGGCTGTAAGCGGCTCAACTTTCACACCAGCAAAACGGTCAAATATCAGGGCTTATGGTGGCACTGTCTATCTTGATGACGTTTATATACCAAATGTATGGAAGCTGAAGATATTAGATTATGAATTGCTTGGCTCTACAATAGATTATTATATTTATGTGGGCTATCAGGATAATATTCCGGAGGTAGAGCGAGAGATCAACCGCAAATGGAATGATGAGATTATAAGCATAACTACAATGGGGATAGAAAAACTTGTATTCTCATCTGTAAAATTTAAATATTGGGCTGATTTCAACATGACAACGATTGATCCTGCTGATATAAATATAACAAGGTGGACAGATAGTTCGGAAGGTGATATCTATTATTATGGTGCTTTTACTCTTAATTATGAAATAGAGCATTCATCTTTATATAATATGATGACAGCAATTGAAACATTCGCAGAAACTTATTTAAGGGCTTATTTGAGGTCTAATAGCCCAAGTACAAACATTACATCAACACCTTTTTCATCATGGCGTTTTTATGAAAATGATTATAGCACACAAACAAATTCGCATGGATCAGTACTCACAACAACGGACTTGTTATTTGTTGGCAGATTAATATTAGATTCAACTAATATTGCTGGCATGTTGGTTGATTCTGATAGCGAGAATAATTTATTTGAATATGATAATATATGGGATTACCTCGTATTTGAAACAGATGCGTTTAAATCAAAAGCATATTTTTTCTATGACAGCGGTGGCTCAATTGCATTAAATTTGGTATTTCGCAGAATGTTTAGTACAACCGCAACCACTCTCGAAGACGATGATATTGTCGGTGATAAAATTAAAATCAAATCAGGTGTTTCTGATATTACAATCTCTGAAGCAATATCACATATAAGAGACATCCCTGATGACGATATAGACGAAATCCAATATAAAATGGCAGGCACTGCATTTCAGAATACTGATGAGCATGAGCTTAATTGGCATAATCACCTTGTTATGTTTAAAGAAGGATACAATCAGCCAAGTGTCAACTTTTTATTACCAGAAAGAACCTTCGTAAGGATGTTATTGCATAAAGGATCAGATTCTTTATATTACAAAGTCAATGATTATTGCGAATATGACACAGGCGATGGTGAAACTTTCACATCTGATACCGGATATGATACTTCAATACCTGACTTCCCATCTAAAAAGAAAATAGAAGCAGATTCTACTTTTGGCATTGCTTTTAAACAATATATTGATACTAGGTTAAGTAAATCGGGGCTTGGCTATGTTACAGCAAAAGCCATGGCAAACATCTTTTCTTCTCGCTATCAGGCACTTATCGATGACGTAGAAATAACACATCATTCAGCATTATTACAGCATGTTGGCGACCGGTACGACCTCAACTTGTCTGAATTATCCGCACCTTTCGGACAAGAAGCATATTTAGTGGAGGTAGAGATAGACGTAATTAACTCACTATCGAAATGTAAATTCTATTTGAAAGGCAGCTATGACACATGAGATCATTAATCTATCAAAGAACGTTAATCAGATCAAAAACTATTATAAAAATGTAGGTGATGAGTTCTGGTTTTTATTGTCATCCGACCGACATGTCGATTCTCCACACCAAGTATCTTCACTCGAGATCAAACATCTTAAGCAAGCAAAAGAACGCAATGCAGGCATTATTGATTGTGGCGACCTGTTCGACTCTATGCAGGGACGTAGCGATCCAAGACACTCTAAAGGGGACGTTCTGCCAGAACTTAATGAAGCAACTTATTACGATAGTGTTATCGATTATGCTGAAGAACGTTACAAAGATTATGCAGAGAACTTCCTGATACTTGGTCATGGCAACCACGAAACAAAAATACTGAAGCATGAAGAAACAGATTTAACTGCAAGATTAATAAAACGTCTTATACATTCAGGCTCGAAAGTACAACATGGATATTTTGCCGGTTTCGTAGTATTCTCTTTTATCTGGCAGGGAGTGAACAGCGAAGGTAATCGCTTCAACTATATATTATATTATCATCATGGGGCTGGTGGCGGCTCCGCTCCTGTTACAAAGGGAGTTATTACAGCAAACCGCATGGCAACATATCTGCCCGATCCTACTATAGTAATGTCAGGACACAACCACGAGCAATGGCTTGTTAAATATCCACGCTTACGACTTAATAAAAACTATAACATATATAAAGATATACAGTATCATGTAAAACTACCATCATATAAAGATGAGTTCGGCGATGGCTCAGGTGGCTGGATGGTAGAGAAAGGAACAGCACCGAAACCGCTTGGAGCTTGGTGGCTGAGATTTTATACTGAAACTATTAACCAAAAGCTAAAAGTAAATTTCGAGATTCTGGAAGCCAAATGATGTGTAATGTATGTGTAATGAGTAGGGAATAATTGCACAAATATTTACATATAATTTAATAAAATCCTTGATGCAAGCAGTGTTTTAGATGTATGTGCTATACTTGTTAGAAATCAATCTCTCCCTTATATGACAATGACTTACGGACATGATTATCTCTCATGTGTAATGGATGTGAAATGATGTCTAAAATTGTCGTTGAAATAGTCAATATTTGCCATGCTCGCATAGTGCTTATATTGTACCGCAACTGAATGCCCTGCAAGCAATGATCTTAACTCAGTATTGATACCTATTGATCGCCACCTGTTGATAGCCCATTTACGAAATGAGTGCATGGTATAATGAATACCGAGTTTCTCGCAGGCATTGGTAACGTTCTTGTTCGGCGTATATGTCGTTATCCATCCAAAAGGTATGTATTGCAACAGTTCGGATAAATCGAACAGTTCATCCTGAACATTGAATTTATTCAATATGTCAATGTTTGTAGGGAAGATGCGATCCCGGTTCTGCTTGCCTCTAATATAGATATGATCTTCTTTGATACTATCCGCCGTTAAAGCAAGAGCTTCTGCACGTCTCATCGATGTTATGCAGATAAATTTTACATATTGCGATGTTTTTGCGTTCAAATGTCGAAGGATCGCTAATAATTCATCATCAGAAGGCACAGCAACTCCTTTGGCCTCTGCTTTAGGTATTATGTCCTGACTTACAGGGTTATAATCGCACCAACGCTTCTCCATGCAGAATTTAAAGAATGTCTTGATACGTGTAAGATATATCGATTTCGATGAATTGCTAATATCAACCAATTTGTTGATCTCAACAAAATGCTTTTGCCACGCAATGTAATTGTTCAGATCATGCCCTGCAGTAAGGTATCGCTCAAATGCCTGCATATAGCTTTTTATGGTGTTCTTGCTCTGCCTTGATAGTTTGTATTGGATGAAAGTTTCAACGGCTTCCTGCGTTGTTATCGTTGTTGTAATAGCTATTGCCGGCTGGTGGGCTTCCGCTCTCCTGCGTTCGAGTATTCGCATGGCATGCACTTTATTCTGTGGCTTCCACTCAATGCCTGTGGCTTTCCTTACGGTATCAACGGATGTGTAAACTAATACCGAACCATCTTTCATAGTTCGTGGGTAGCAATATGCCTGCCTGTACCATGAATGCCGCCACCGTTTCTCTGCTCTTCTCATAGCTCATCCCTGATATATGCTTCCAAAGTCAATATCGCTTCGTGGATTTCACCAAGTAATGCCTCTGTGTTATCGTCAAAGATACCTCTGGCATACATCAGATGGAGAGTATTCTCAAGATCGTAATAGATGAATCGTATTGCGTTCTCGTGAGTACTCTCAGCCGTCATCTCTCCATTGTCATCAAAAACTAATGTTACCGGTGGCAGCTCGCCATCTTTGAGCTCCCGACGGTCAATGGTTCGTATCTTATTAATGAGCTTGCGGATCATTTCTCATGCACTATTATCTTGTATTGGCATAGATTTTCGAGTTTTTCACGCATTGTCCAGTACCATGTCTGCTGGTCAGGATGAACCCAATTGCCCATGTAGATTTTAGTATTGTCATCAAGATAAGCATAAGCATTGATCTTGCCATCAACATAACTTATCTCCCATGTGTCTTTGCCTCCTACCCAAATATCCGTTTTGTGCTGAAACTTCAGGAAGCCAATATCTATTGAGCCGGCAACAACGTCATATCCTTCCTGAACCATCAATCCGGTAATTGATTTAAATAACTGATCTATCGGCTTATCGCATTGCAACTCATGTTTTATAGGTGTTGTCTTACATCCAGCTAAAACGATTATCGCTAATAAAACAATTGCAAAATACTTCTTCATAACTAATCCCTTATACTATTATTAATGCTGACCATTATAATCTACAAATTTTTCCCGAATGAACAACTCCAGCTTATCAACCTTTTGCTGCAATTTGCTGATTTGATCATCTTTCTCTTTAGTATCAGCAAGATTGAAGCGGTCTTTGTAAAATTCTAATTTTAATTTTTCACCAGCTTCATTTGCTGCAAAGATTTTGACCTCGTCAGTATATTCTATGAATCTTGGATTGATTCCGATCTCTTGAATCCTTTGCATAACTTCATCACCGGGGAATGAAGTGCCCTTGACGTAGGCATTCACTTGAGTTCTTGAGACTCCTATGAGCTCAGAGAACTCTGTCTGTGTAATTTTCAAAACATGATATATTATGTAATGAAAACGCTTCCCTGTATCTTTTTTTCTGTTCATAATTATTAACTCAAAATGAAAAACAAATTAATTATAACCAAAACTTACAAAAAATGAAAATAAAACTTGACACGTGTTTAAGTTTTGCTTATATTGCACTTGAAATTAAGTTAAGAAATTAAATAAAGGCTTATACAAATGCAAAGCGAAACCAAAACACAAGCAAAAATGACAACTGGTCGTTTCGTTCGTTTGCCTAAAGACTTGGATCATAAGATCAAGCAATATGCAGACAAAAACGCTATAACCATGAGTTATGCAATTCGCCGCTTTTGCGAAATTGGCATTTACAATTTGTCAAAGAACAATTAACAAATTATAAGTAATGTATTACAATTTTCCAAATAAAAAATTTGAGGAGAGTAAAAAAAATGAAGAAAGAACTGAAAACCAAACTCGAATGCGTAATTGCTCGCATTATGTTCCTTCAGGATTATTGCAGACCAACACCGGAGAATGCCAGAGAGATGGCTGTACTTCTCGACATCAAGCAAGAGATCGAGCATTATTTGAACATGCCGGAGCTTGTCCATGATAAATGAAAAAAAGACCGTACAGAAATCAATACGATTGACGCAGACAGCAGCCGGGATACTCGAAGAGATCAGTAAAAAAGTAAATTTAAGCGAAGCAGAACTAATTGAAATTGTATTAAAAATTATTAAGGATAAACAAAATGATAGCAGACGACAACAACCCGAAATCAATTAAAGAATCAATGCAGATGCTCTATACTGCCGCACGCAGGCAGGTCTCGCAGAACGCAACAGTATGGGGCATAACTAACGGGATGAGTAAAATCTGGTTCGATGAGTTCATGGTGGAAGAACAGCATCAGGCACTCGCAGCAGTTCTCAAACCTAAGTTCGCTTCCGATATTTTTGAATTTTTTGTGGAAATGGAAGGGGAATCAAATGACTAAAGCAAATGACATACAAGAACAATACATTAAGCAATTATGTGAATTATGGGTAAAGCTCATGCAGACGGGTCTTGATTATCAAGAAATATTCGCCATAGTTCAAAAAGCAGTGCCTTTATATTTAGAAGAAAACAAGCTCAGATGAGCAATATAATATAATTTTATTTAACATCTTTTGGAGAAATATTATGAAAACCTGTACAGCAACACTGAAATTCATCAGCCCTTACTCACAAGGCAAGTTTCACGAGACCGAAAAATTAAACAAAGAAGGTCATGCTGAATATGAAGAACGCACATGGAAAGAGAAAGCCCATTGGGACAAAGACGGCAAAATGAAAATCCCTGCCATGTCTATCAAACTGTCTCTTGAAGAAGCCGCAAAACGCTTGGGTATGAAACCTCCTGGCAAAAGTGCTAAATCAACTTATACCAAATTTTTCAAAAGCGGTATATTGATCGGAAAAGACCCAAGACTCCAGATGACCAGAGATGACATTGAGCAGGAAAAATGCTTTATACCCTCATCATCAGCCGGCAACAACAGAGTTATAAAATACTTCCCAATTACCAACGATATGCCAGCTTTCACTGTAGATTTTGCTATCATTGACGACATCATCACTAAAGACGCATTCGAAGAGCATCTTGAATATGCTGGATATTATGTTGGCTTGGGTCGCTTTAGGATTGGCAATGGCGGGACTTACGGTCGATTTATCATTGACAGCATAAGCTGGGAGGAAGAATAATGAATATAGATATAAAAAAGAATGCGAGCATTATGGAGTTAAAAGATATGCTCAGGAAGCAAGAGATCGGGGCATTGGTAACCTATGAAGAGATGAGCAACGAGCTGAGAAAAGAAGTAAACACACCTGAGAACAGATATATTGTGTCAAGTGCTATAGACCAATTAAGAAAAAATGATGGCTGTTATTATATCAATGAGCGTGAACTTGGCTACAGACGAGTTGATGAAAGTGATTACATAACTTATGAACGTTCTTTCAGAGTATCACAACGCAGAAACAGCTGCACTCGGAGCAACCGATATCTCAAGAAAATTGATGTTGCCAAGCTCGATGATGAAGATAAAAGACAGTACTTCCAGCTTCAAGCTCTCAATGTACTTGTCTATGAGATTACCAAAAAGAAAAGTCAGCAATTGCTTGATAAAATAGATAATCAAGAAAAATACAATGTTCTTGCTACAATTGACCTGATGAAGAAGTTGAATGTTGGCTGATCTTTGCTCTTAGTTCTTTGAAAATTGAAAGTTTTTATATCATAACGCTACCAAATGGAACGCAACGGGGTCTTGCCGAATATAACTAAACCCTATCGGATACAACGAAATGGAATATAAATTAACGAAATAAACGCAACAAAACGTAACTGAACAAAAATTAACGCAACTAAACACAACAAAACTTAAGCGAGCCAATGGTTAGAGCAGGTTCGATTCCTGCGGCTCGCCTGAAGCCAATGCTAAAAAAATGGACATTAGCGATACACAACCAAAAGAAACACAACATAACTTAACTTAACTTAACTTAATAGTACAATACGGAACGTAATGTAACAAAACACAACTGAACAAAAACCTAACGTAACATAACAAAACAAGACGTAAGCGAGCTAATGGTTAGAGCAGGTTCGATTCCTGCGGCTCGCCTGAAGTCAAAACATAACGAACATAACCCGACTAAACGTAACTTAATTGAATCTATCGGAACGAAACCCTACGCAATAGGGATCAACAAATCAAAACAAGACGTAAGCGAGCTAATGGTTAGAGCAGGTTCGATTCCTGCAAGCTCGCCTGAAGCCACAACGCAACTTAACTTAACCAAATCCAACTAAATAAAATGTAACAAAACGGAGCTTAACATAACATAAATTAACGAAACTAAACGAAACATAACACAACAAAAAATAAGCGAGCCAATGGTTAAAGCAGGTTCGATTCCTGCGGCTCGCCTGAAGTCAAAACTAAACAAAATTTTACCTAACTCAACATAAAGCAACACAACAAAACATAACATAACAGGACAAAACATAACTCAACAAAACATAACAGAACAGAAGCGAGCCAATGGTTAGAGCAGGTTCGATTCCTGCAAGCTCGCCTGAAGTCAAAAACAAACGTAACGGAAAGGAACCTAACTTAACACAAAGAGACGCAACAAAACATAACATAACAGGACAAAACACAACTCAACAAGACATAACAGAACAGAAGCGAGCCAATGGTTAGTGCAGGTTCGATTCTTGCATGCCTGCCAATAAAAAAGCCCTCTGTCAAGGGCTAATAATTTTTTCCAACACACAAATATAAGGATTAAGACAATGAAAAACAAAAAAACAATGGCACTCTGGGACGAAAGCCCAGTAATCTATCCCAACGAGCTCCTCGACAGCTTGAACGATCCCAACATTAAGATGGCAGCGACAATGCTCGCCATGCAATTAAGATCAGCAAATCCGGGCAGGATCATTGACGTTCTGTCAGGCATTGCTCAAGAGATCGAAACACATTGGAACGGCTGGAATATCGGAGGCAAGATGGAACTCGACATTCGCAGATTACGCTGCCAGGACAATGAGTTCAATATCAGCATTGACAAGATGCCGAAAAAACAGAAGCTATACGTAGAAGAGAATGCCAATATCTATAATATGCGAGCGATATGAGACGGTTTACTTTAAATAAACTGGCACAGATCACAGGACATTCAAGACATACCTTGACGCTGTGGAGAGAGCAGGGATGGCTTAAGCCATGCTGCAAAGTGGGTGCCAGATATTTATATACTGAACGCAATCTTGAAGAAGCTGAGCACTTATCGCTTGGCACAATCCAAAACACAAATATAATTGATTTCAAATATCTTAGGAGAAAATATGCACTATAGTAATTATCAGTATATCGGAGAACTCGCAATGCTGGTACATCGTTTTATCAGAGATTGCGAAATGTACCACGAGGTCGGCACAAATGAGGCTACATTTACAATCGAAAAGAACAACAATGACGTTACCATTATCAATTTAAGTTTTGAAATTCACGAGATAGCAACATGTTTTTTCTCTGATCGCAAAATGCCGAAAAAAATTGATTTTGAATTCGAAGCAGAAGTATGCATACCAATCGACAAGCCAGCAGAGTTTTTTATTAACAATATCAAAGTAGTATTTGAAGATAGAAAAACATCTGCAGATGTACAGGAGAGTTATGAGTTTGAGAGATTTATTGGGATCATAGAAAAACAGCTTCAAAGTGTTTTTGACGAAATTCTGGAGGCAGCATGAGCAAAATTATGAAGATACCGGTTCGCAAGCATTGGTTGTGGTACGTAAGAAATAATGATGTAGTGCTCTGGGAGTGCATCTCAAAAGGTGTTGACAAATTGATCCTTCTTGCGGACAGATTAACACGAGGCAAAGCATGAATTTATATGAGTTACAGATGAAGCTAAAAGAGATCATGCACGAAAAAGAGCTTCAACTTAAAGAGCTCAAAGAGTGTGCTGACAGCGAAGTAAGACGTTCATATTATACATGGGCTGAACTAATGATGAAGGCACACCACAAAGATTTATTAAACCAAATTATGGATTTCAACAGGAGAAGATATGGATCAGACAATAGAGAGAATTGAGCCGCTCTGGCAGAACGATGAAATATTCAAACAGCGATTGATATTACACAGGTATCAGGACAGAGCAACACGCTGGTATTATCAGCTGATAGACGGAGCACCGGTATTATATCCATCGGTAACATCTATCATCAACAAGAGCTATCCGGAGCCGGATTACATTATAAAACTAAAAGCAGATATGGGATTATCGAAATTCTATCAATGGCTCAACGAGAAGGCACATTTCGGTACTTTCATCCATGAGAGATTATCAGAAACGCTAATAGACGGCTTCTATGATTTCAGCAAATTACATAGCGATATTGATGAATATACGCAAGATCATAAACTGAACTTCGACAATAATTTCTGGCATTATGACGCACCGAAATATCTGCATTGTTTCTTTAAGTTCTTCAATGAAGTTAATATTGAGCCGTTGGCAATTGAGCTGCCAATCATATATGACGAAACAATAACTCTCGGATACGCTTCATTGATTGATTGCGTGGCATACATTGACGTTAAGAAAGGCAAGAAAACGGAAAGGAAGCTGGTTCTATTAGACTGGAAGACCGGAACAAACTTCTTCCCACATCACGAACTACAGCTCCAGATGTATGCAGAGGCATTTTATGGTACTTATATGATTGAAGCAGACCTGTTAATGAATGTCATCCCGAACGCTACATTTACTAATTACAAGACTAAAACTTATGACCAGATCACAACAAATGAGATCATGCATTATGTTAGATTCTATAATAAATTAGTGCCGAAACCACAGGATATTCTTATCAATAAGAAAGATATGTATAAACTCGGAGAGCCGGTATCCGATGTATTCGAGAAAATTACAGCAGAGCAATTTATAATTAATAAACACAAAAATTTTAAATATGAGGAAGCGATATGAGCCCCAATCCATATTTTAACGCATGGCTCGAAGGAGCAGAGAAAGCAACTGCAACATTACTGAAAACAAACCCAGGATTTGAAAAACCAAGGGAATCAAAAGACGAAGAACGTTTCGAATATCTTAACCTGATGGAGGAAGCGGCTGCCCATGTAATCGAAACTTACCAGATACTTAAAGACAATGACTGGACAGAAAGCCATATCAATGACCTTGAAGATTTATTTACATCAATAATGACAGAATATACAGAAACTTTTGTCCAATTAATATTTAATGAGGATTAATAATGGGATTACTGACACAAGAACAGATGCAGAATGGATTGCCGAAATGGGTTTCCATTGACAAAGAAACAGGCGAATTTGTACATAATAATCAACAGTTCGCCGGGCTGGCAGGCATATTACTTGGCTTTGGATCGCACACCATGACATACAAAGACCGTGAATACAAGAAATTCGACATTTATATTGCAGATAATGGCGATGTGTATCAACTACAACTTGGGATGTACTCTTACCGCACTTTATTCCTGATGAATTTTTTACGCTCAATAGATAAGTTCGATAATAAGCCGATCCTGTTCAATGTCCGTAAAGAAGGTGAAAACATCAACCTGCTGGTCAAATACGACAACAAATGGCTGAAATCCAAACAACCTTACAAAGACCTGAAGATCACTGATGAGAAGAAGCGAGATAAAGTTATTGAAACATGGTATGAGAAATTTGTTGAGCTTATGCCTTATGAGCCAGAGCCAACAGAGGTTGAAGAAGAGCTTGACGTTGAGAATAAAGATATACCGTTTTAATTAACAATGGCAGTCGTGGCTCATATAGTTTCGGTTCACGGTACGTAACGTAGAGTAAGAAGCCGTTAGCGTATTCGGATTACGGCGGCTGCCGGCTGCCTGTATTTAGAAAGGAAAGAGAAATGAGAGACGCTGACAAAACTTACTACACACCAAAAGAATTTGACGTAATAATTGGAAATCCACCATATAATAATAATAAAGGATCAAAAATGAATATACAGACAAGAAATGAATTATTCACCGGACTGCTGACAGAATGCACCGAGATATTAAGCTCTAAAGGGCTTGACTATGCAGGCAATGAAGATGCTAATCGTAACTTCAAAGAAGTTGGCAGGACACTCGGTATGACACCATTCCAAACATGGGCAGTATATTTCAACAAACACGTTGATGCCGTTAATAACGCAATAAAGAATAACCCGGATAATCCAAAAAGGCATGCAGAGTCAGTGGAAGAATCGCTAAAAGATATTATCAACTATGCAGGTATTCTTTATACTCTAATTTACGAATATAATCACTAATCAGGAGGGATCATGCAGTAAATGCGGAGGTCAGCAGATATGCAGCTTTGTTATGAAAACTTACTATTCTTCTAAAACAACAACGCTGACCTCCTGCAAATTAAAACATGATCGAAAGGATAAAATGAAAATAGCGATATTAACATATAACACATACAGCCACAGAAAGACACAGGATTTGGCGTTAATACTGAAATCTAAATGTTTCTACATTAATTTTCTGGCAATGCCGTTTGTCGAGAGACCAGAGCATAAGCCTTTATACAGGCACAGACCAGAAATGCAGACAAATATCAGTAATCAAGATTTCTGTAGTATGCTGGACATTCTTTATCTCAAATATAGCTCAACAGCAGATCTTCATACACACCTTAGACTATGGAATTATGATTATATATTAATCGGGGGTGCTAACATCTTAGATAAATCTATTACGGATAATTTCAAAATCATTAATGCCCATCCCGGATACCTACCTTATTCTCGTGGGCTCGATGCTCTCAAATGGGCTTTCTATAATGAGCATCCAATTGGCGTAACAACACATTTTATTGATGAGAATCCGGATGCAGGATATATCATTGAAAAGGCAATGGTGCCGATCTATCGCAATGACAGTTTCCACTCAATAGCATACAGGCAATATCATATGGAAATAAATATGTTAGCAAGATCAGTAGGTTCAGTACTTAACACAAAAATGCCGGTAGAACAACGCTATAAGCCAAATATGAGAATGCCGGTAAGAGATGAGATCATTATGATGGATAGATGTATCAAGAGAATTAATAATTCGAATGAATTTAAATGAGGAGGAGAAAAAAAATGAAAGATATGGAAAAACTATTAAATGAAGCAAGAGATTTAGCTCGCAATGAGGATATTACGTACCTCTCTTTAGCAGTAACTGATAAAGGAATAATGTTTATGTCGCATGGAGCGAAAACCGACTTACTTGGCTATATGGAAGTAATAAAACATAAATTAATTGACATAGCATTAAAAAATTACACAGGTGAAGAAATATGAAACCAAAGAAAAATTATTGTGAAGAAGTACATTACTTTATATGCAAAGCAGCACTACAGAGAAATTGCGTTTATTATACTAACCATGACCATAAACTCACATGCGATTACTCAATACCTGCTGACCACGTAACAATTTGCACATCAAAAGTAGCTCAGAAAAATTATGAATATCTAAAAGAAAAATATGCTGAAAATAGCGATTAAATATTATGAGAACAATATCTGTGTTCTTCCTGCTAATCCAACGACAAAGCGACCAACGCTCTCAAGCTGGAAGCAATACACAACAGAAAGACCAACGCTTAAGCTCGTCCAGCAATGGTTCGCAAATGGTGTGAAAGGTCTTTCTATCGTATGCGGCTCTCCTTCAGGAATGCTCGAGACAATAGACGCTGATAATCATTTCGGAGATGCTAAAGAGAATATGGTATTGTTCAAAGAAATCCTTAATGATGATGACCTCTGGAATCGCCTGATCATCGAAAAAACTCAATCCGGAGGTTATCACATTATTTATCGTTGTGAAGTGATAGAAGGAAACCAGAAACTTGCCCAGCGACTGAATAGCGAAGGCAAGCCGGATGTAATCTTTGAGACTCGTGGTCAAGGAGGCATAATCATTGCAGCTCCGTCTCCCGGATACAAGCTCGTAAAGAACTCATTCGATAAAATACCAACAATATCTATCGAAGAACGTGATCGACTCTTAGCAGTGGCACGCTCTTTCCATGAGATTGATCCGCCAGAGATGGTCCACTCAAATGATTATACGCAGAACACGTTTGAAGACAGACCAGGCGATGCTTTTAACCGCTCAGGAGACATAATAAGTGAATTACTCGATAACGGCTGGTCAATATTCCGTCAGGATGGACAGAAATACCATCTATCAAGACCTGGCGTATCAGATCATCCATCGGCAACATTTAACCACGTACCAAATAAGCTCTACGTATTCTCCACATCAACAGAGTTCCCAAATGATAAGGCACTCGATAAATTCGCTACATACGCTTATTTAAGGCACTCAGGCGACTTTAAAGCTGCTGCCAATGATTTACACCAAAAAGGATATGGAACGGCAACAACAGCCGTTAAAACGCTGAATGCAGAGCCAAATACTAAGCAGAAGAAAAACCAATCTGCTCAATGGATCGAAAATAAGCTCAAAGAGTTGTATGATTTTAGATATAATACTATCAAAGGACGCCTGCAATATAAAGAAGGCAAGGAATGGCAAGATATGTCAGACAGGATGATCAAAGATATCTGGAGGTATTTCCAGAATGTAGGACAACCTGTTGGTCTTGACAGGCTCAAAAATATCGTTGAATCAAATTTTTCGCCTGATTACGATCCATTCGACGATTATTTCAAATCATTGCCCACATGGGATAAGAAAGACCGCTTTTTTGATCTTGCCGATGAGATAATAAAAGTAGAGCCGGAACAATCTGCATATTGGTATGAATATCTAAAGAAATGGTTCGTGGCAGCAGTGGCAACAGCTCTTGGCAAATCAGTAAATCATACATGTATAGTAATGATTGGAGAGCAATCCGTTGGCAAAACAACATCTATCGAAAAATTTATTGTGCCTCAACAGCTTATCAAAGAATATTATAAAAATGGCGACATCGATCCACGAGACAAAGACTCAAAGATAGCGATAGCTGAGAAATTCATTATAAATCTGGATGAGCTCGAATCAGCTTCACACGAGAATATCGGACACCTCAAATCATTGATAACCATGGCATACATTTCGGTTCGCAGACCTTATGGCAGATATGAAGATACAATGAGAAGGCATGCCTCTTTTATCGCTTCTATCAATAACGAACAGTTCTTGCTCGACATGACCGGCTCTCGCCGCTTCCTTGTCGTTAATGTTGTTGAAGTGGATATGGACGCAAAGATAGACCAAGATCAGCTATGGGCTCAGGCACTTCATCTGCTTAATGATGGCTACCGCTATTGGTTCAATCAAACGGAAGTAAGACAGATAAATATGAGAAATGCTCGTTATCAGTTATCAATTGCAGAAGATGATTACGTTACAAACTATTTGGACAAACCGGCTGATGATGACAACTCTCCTTACGTGAAAGAACTAACTTCAACAGAGATCATTGATCAACTTTCAGACAGATTAAAACGAACTATTAAAGTAAGACCAAACTTGCTTGGCAAAGTACTCGCTCGCAATGGCTTCCAGCGTGTTATGAAAAGAGTAAATAAGCAATCGAAGTACGTCTGGAGGATCAAATGGGCTGACACAATGTATAAAGAAACACAGGAAAACGAGAATGACATACCAAAATTTTAATGTAGTAAGTGTAGTAAGCAAAATTCACGCTGCTTACTACATTGCAACTTGTCTATATTTCTATAATTTACACCATTTTGTAGTAAGTAGTAAGTATAATCTATATAAAATATATATATATACTATAATATATATAGGGGAGAGAAAAAAGAAACACAGCAGCGTTACCTCTTTATGGGAAACAACTTACTACACTTACTACACTATTTTTCTAAGTTGTTATAAATCAAACATTTAACTATGTAGTAAGATAGAAAGGATTTTTACGATATGAAAACAAAAATAAAGAGTTACAAAAGCGATACTTTGCAAAACAATTTCTATGATGGAAAAATATTTTGGGATTTGCTCTCCGAGTACAACCAAGAAATCTGTCAAGTTGAGGGTTGCAAGCTCCCTGCCGTTGGGCGTGTGCAATCCGATATTACTATTCAGAAATTCCCTTCGCTGGGATATATGGATGTATGCGAGCAACATCTTAAAGAGTTTCAGGAAAGGTATGGGGTATGACACATGGCAGCTTATTTACCGGCATCGGTGGATTTGACCTTCCTGCTCAATGGGTCGGCATAGAAACGCTTTGGCAGATCGAGAAAGATGAATTCTGCCTAAAAGTATTAAACAAGAGATTCCCTAATGCAAAAAAATATGAGGCTATAAAGAATGTCAAAACAGAAGAACTCACAGCAGTCGATATTATTTCAGGAGGATTCCCATGCCAGCCATTCAGCCTTGCCGGGAAGCGAAAAGGCACGACAGATGACCGTTACCTCTGGGATGAAATGTTTAGAATTATACGAAGCGTCAAGCCGTCATGGGTCATTGCTGAGAATGTTCACGGACTTATTAATATCTCAGATGGATTGGTATTCGAGCAAGTGCTATCTGACATGGAAAACGAAGGTTACGACACACAACCGTTTATTATTCCAGCTTCAGCAGTCAATGCACCACACAAAAGGGATAGAGTCTGGATTATTGCCAACAATCACCGCAAACACAGCAAAGAACACTTCTCCGGGCATCAATCACAAGGCGAGAGCAATGAAAAGCCAATTAGACGGAGTGTTTATGATTGGAATCGGCACTGGACACAGGTTGCGTCCGAACTTTGCCGAATGGATGATGGGATATCCACAAGACTGGACAGACATAGGATAAAAGCACTGGGTAATGCTATTGTGCCTCAGGTGGCATATAATATATTTAAAACTATAACAATAATCGAAAGAGCAAAATTATGACAGCAAACGAACTAAGAAACGAAATAGATCACATCCTTTTCGCTTATGCGGTTAAATATTCGAGAGCGAGAAATGTGGCAAGAGAATCAGAAGCAATGGAATGGGCAGGGAATAAATTGTTCAAGCTCATCAATGAATTGATTGCTGAAGAAAGATTAATTATTACTAATCATTTATTGGGGAAAGCATGATAATCTTCATCTGCTCAAGATTACGTGGCGACTTCGAGAAGAACCTTGAGTTTGCTGAAATGATGGCAGGAGCTGTAATACGCTCCGGTAATGTGCCGCTCTGTCCGCATCAGATAGCGAGGTATCTCGATGACAAGAATCTGGAAGAAAGAGAGCTTGGTATGCTGACAGCAAAAAGAATGATTGGTCTTGCCGATGAGGTACATGTCTTTGCTGGCAAAGATGGCGTAAGCGAAGGCATGGCAGGCGAGATCATGGAAGCTATAAAATTAAGAAAGAATATAAAATTTATTGACAGGGATGAAGTATGGAATACTATCCACACCAGATCGAACTTAGCGACAGAGGCACAGAAACGCTTAGAAAGTATAAAATCTGCTATTTCGCATTCGAGATGAGAGTAGGAAAGACATTGACAGCACTCAGAACGGCAAAAATGGTTGGTGCAAAGAATGTATTATTTGTAACAAAGAAAAAAGCGATTTCAAGCATTCTAAGCGATTATGAGATGACGGGGTATTCTGACATGGCATTAACCGTTATCAACTATGAGAAGCTAAGCAAATGCGAAAAACGATATGATTTGATAATTGTTGATGAAGCTCATTCGCTAAAGAAGCATGGCAAGCCATCATTACGGACAAAGAATCTGAAAGAGATCGTAAAAGATAATTATTTGATATTGTTGTCAGGCACTCCAACACCTGAAAGTTATTCAGATATTTACCATCAATTATGGATTTCAGATAATTCACCGTTCAAAGAGTGGAAGAATTTTTATAAATGGGCAAAAGAGTTCGTTAATATCAAACAGCGTTATTTCAATGGCACTCCGCACAATGATTATTCAGAGGCGAAGATAGAGAAGATCATGCCATATATTGAACCGCTAATGATAACATATACGCAAAAGCAGGCATCATTCAAACGGACAGACATGGCTGAAGAAGTTGTAAAAGTGAAAATGGTGGATGGCATATACAATCTGGCAGATTACTTGAGAAAACACAAATATTACAAACTAAAAGACGGACATGAGATAGTATGCGAAACGGCGGTATCGTTGCAGAACAAATTGCACCAGCTGTATTCAGGGACAATAATCACTGACAATGGCATAGCAATTTTAGACGAAAGCAAGGCAAGATACATAGCGAAACATTACGAGCCGCCATTCGCTGTTTACTACAAGTACAAAGCAGAAGAATTGCTTCTTTGGAAGCACCTGAAAAACATTACAACTGATCCGGAGGTGTTCAACAGAGGAGAAGCCGATGTTTTTATTTCACAAGTGCGATCCGGAGCTATGGGCATTAATCTATCAAGAGCGAATGTATTGATAGCTTTCAACATAGATTTTTCCGCTGAACTATACTGGCAAATGAGAGCACGCATCCAAGCCAAAGATAAGACAGCACAGAATAAAATTGTGTGGCTGTTCAGCGATGGCGGTATTGAAGAAAAGATATACAAAGCAGTGCTCGACAAAAAATCTTATACAGTGAAATATTTTAAAGAGGATTATGCGTGGAATTAAACAAAATATATAACGAAAACTGTCTGGAGACAATGAAGCGGATGCCTGATAATTATATCCATGCAATAGTGAGCGATCCGCCGTATGGTTTTCGGTTTATGGGTAAAGAATGGGATTACGATGTGCCATCGAAAGAGATATTTGAAGAATGTCTGAGAGTGCTGAAGCCGGGAGGTTATTTATTAGCATTCTCCGGTGCAAGAACTTATCACAGGATGGCTGTTAATATCGAAGATGCCGGCTTCGAGATCAGAAATATGATCGAGTGGGTTTATGGCTCTGGCTTCCCTAAAAGTTTGGATATTTCAAAAGCGATAGATAATTATTTTGGAGAGGAAAGGGAAGTTGTGGGAGAATTTTATCGTGGGCAAAACGCCGGCAAATCAGCAGGAATTATGGGCAAGACAGTTGAACGGACTGATATTATTTCAAACCCCTCTTCCGACCTCGCCAAACATTGGGACGGTTGGGGCACAGACCTAAAACCAGCACACGAGCCCGTCTGCATGGCACGCAAACCGCTAAGTGAGAAAACTGTTGCTCTCAACGTAATGAAACACGAGACCGGCGGAATAAATATTGATGCGTGTAGGGTGGGGATTGATAAGACTAAAGAATCTGACAGCAGGATAAAAACAGGCTTAAATAACGTAAGCAGAGGCAAACATAACAAAAAAATAGATATTGCACCCGATGGAAATGGCTTTGAAATGTATAAGATTGACAAAGGTCGCTTCCCTGCCAATCTAATTCACGATGGCAGCGATTGTGTGCTTGATATTTTTCCAGAAACACATAGCGGCGAAATAAAGCCAACAGATAAAGTAAATAGGCAAATAGATATTAACAACAACTATCAATCGCCAAATGGCATATATGGGAAATTTCAAATTTTGCATCGTCATTTCCCACCTTCCTCCGGTCTTGCCGCTCGTTTCTTCTATTGTGCAAAAGTAAGCCCGGCAGAGCGTGGAGAAAGCCGACATCCTACAATGAAGCCGATTGACTTAATGAAATATCTGATAACGATGGTATCCAGAGACGATCAGATCATTTACGATCCCTTCATGGGCTCAGGCACGACGGCAATAGCGGCTCACCAGCTTGGCAGACGTTGGATCGGAAGCGAACTATCAAGCGAATATTGCGAGATAGCCAACAAAAGAATAGAACATTTTACTAATCAATTACAGATATTTTGAGGAGAAGAAATGAAACAACTATTCTCAGGGCTTATCATGGGAGCGGCAATGGCAGGCATACTTTTTGCTTTTGCCGGCTTCCTTAAGCACCAAACAGAAGCGAGGCAGCTAATGATACGGCATTATGAGATAACGATAGATTCATTGGATAACGAATACAACAAACGCTTCCGGTGGCATCATACGAGACCGATGAGAGTTGATACTACATTGATGGAGCAGGATACTATATTGAGCAAAATATATTACTACAAAAGTAAGATCAAACAGTTATTGGAGGAAGAATGACCGAACAGCAAATCCAGACGAAAATCATTAATTACATGAAAGAAGCGGGCATTTACTATGTAAAGACAATCGCAGCGAACAAAAACGGCACTCCCGATTTATTAGTTTGTATCAATGGCAGATTCGTTGCTCTCGAGGTCAAACAGCCCGGTAAGTTGCCAACAAAGCTCCAGCAATATCAGATGAAGCGAATAAGAAATTCGAAAGGCGTTACGTATGTTGTGGATGATGCTGATACAGCCATTAAGATACTCAGCACATACAAACGCAGGACAAACACAATGACTGATCTTGACAGGTTAAAACTCGCAATATCCAAAGCAATGGGATTGAGCCCAAAGGTTATTGAATCGGACAGCAGAGAAACTTATCACACTGTTGCAAGACATATCTTCATGTGGTTCGCAGTAAAATTTGGATATACCTACCAAGAGATAGCCACGGCAGCCAACAAAACGCATCATACGACTGTTATGCATGCTTTCGATAAGATTCACGCTATAATAGAAGGCACAGCAAGAGACACATACGATAAGCGAGTTATTAAGATTATTAATGATGTAAAAGAAATTCTTGATTTACAACTCTTCAATACCAAGGTATCAGGCATGTTGTAGAATGTGGAAAAAAACAGTCTGATTGTGGATTGTATTCACTAATAATGTTTTAATTTAGAACAAAAACTAAATTGAGCGAATACTTGAAAACATCAGAAAAAGGCAAGCAGATAATTAAAGACTCAGAAGGTCTTCGATTATCTGCTTATACATGTCCAGCAGGCAAATGGACAATTGGCTATGGACACACCGGTTCGGTTGACGGCAAAAAGGTAGGGCCTGGCATGGTAATCGATTTGGCAAAAGCTGATGAATTATTGGCACAAGACCTTCTTGAAGCAGAACAATGTGTAAAAGATTGTGTTGATATAGAACTTAATCAAAATCAGTTCGACGCTTTGGTGTCTTTGGTTTTCAATATTGGTTGCGGTGCTTTTGAGGGCTCTACATTAAGAGCGATTGTCAATGGTATGCTTCCTGCTGATAAGAAAGTGCCATGGGAGAAAATGGTCGGAGGTATCAAGAACTATCTGAACAAAGATTCAATACTTACCAATTTAGAATACAACTTTTTGCGTTGGTGTAATACTAACGGCAAGGGTTCTCTTGGTTTATTTAAAAGAAGAATTGAAGAATACAAATTATTTATAGGACGTTAAAATGCCAGAGAAAAAAATAACACTGATAACAATGGCGAAACCAATATCAAGCGATCCAAACATCAACAATGAAGCAATGAAGATAGGTCAGCAATTGGGGATGGCAGTTATCTCTCCGAAGGTTGCCGATCCTGCTCCAATGCCTGCACCTGTTCAGCCGGGAGAGAATCCAGAAGGCGAGCTTGGTGTGCAGAACATGGCAGCATTGATCTTACTGCTTTTGGTTATCGTTAAGATTATTCTCAGCAATATCGGAACGGCAATATCTATTTGGGATGTTCTATGGCATCCAGTTCGGTATTGGACAGCAATCAAGAACATTGTGAAGGCAGCTACGGATGTAGTAGAGAGAGCTCCACAGGCATGGCTCGAGATCAAAGATTTCAATGTAATCCACGAGACGGATGACCTCTTGAGGTTGCTTGTTGATGGCATTGATAAGATATTAGACGTTAATTTTGATTATTCAGGCGAAACAAAGAAATGATAATTCAGGGACAGCCAAAGAAGATAAATTACAACAGGATGATCCTGGGACGCAGACGCAAATCGAAGTCTGCCGTTCAGGTTATCAATGACACGCCTGTTGAATTATCTTTGGATTACGTCTGGCGTGGATTGACAGAAGATGACACGCCAACGCAACTGTATTTGAATGATGATGATGTAAGCGTGTTTACTATTGAAGAAGATCAGGGCTTGATAATAGATGCAACGATAATGGCAAAGCAGGACAGTTCTGAATATGTATCAATGTACAAACAAAAGATTGGTTTTTATCGCAGTGGATCAGGCAACATCATATCGAAAGAATATTTTGTTGAGACAATAGCGAATGATCTTGCGATAAGTTTCGATTGGCAGATAGACAACACAGATTATTTTATTTATCCTGAAGTAACAGGGATTGCAGCCACTGATATCAAGTGGCAAATTGTCGGGAGGGTTAATTTATTATGACATGGGTTGGTATATTAGTTTTATTGGTGTTCTTTATTATCATTTGCTGGATAGCCAGTTGGCTTGTTAATGCGGTAAGAGAGGACATGGCAGAGACTATTGAAGAAGACAAAGAAAGAAAATTACAATGAAAAATTTCATCATATCTCTCCTCATGATGGTAATCGTGGCTTCATGTAACAGTGAAGCCACAACTTATACGTGGAAGTATGAGAAGAGCGGCGGCTTTATCGGTGTTATCGATACTTTATACGAGCCGTCAATAAATTGGTTTGAAACAACTGACTACTTCTATCCACGTGGTTTTAACACTGCTCCGACGGCTTCTTTCTATGGTTTGGATTCATCGGGAACAGTTGGCTTCCATAGTGTTGCAAATTATGCGAGTGCTCAGCCGGTAGGGGATTCTGGTTGTATCAATGTACAGACCTTGACAGGTAATTTGACTCTTACAAATGATAGCTGTAAGTATCAGCATCTTGATCCAAATGGAGCGAATAGAACAATAACATTGCCGGCAACAGCAGATGCTGGTAAGGGGTTTGTGATAAGGAATACGGCATTATATAACAGCGGATTGTTATTGTTTGTTGGTTCATATAACATAGTGGCGAACACTGAAGAGGTATTTGTTTATAATGGCGTTGCATGGGTTAGTGAATATGAATATAATGTAAATATTGGTAAGGCATCGGCGAATAATTATAATGTAGGGATTGGCATTGGTTATAATTCACAAAATAATTATACTTATGGTGTTGGCATTGGCTCAGATGCAAGTAATAATTATACTTACGGTGTTGGCATAGGAGCTTACTCATCTTGCAATGGCAATCCTTACGCCGTTGCTCTCGGAGCAAAACGCAAAGCAAAACGGCGGGGCGAAGTATCATTACTGACAGATGAAAGCAGCACAAGTAAAAGTAATTATTACATAGCACATTATATCGGCGAGACCACAGACGATTCAGGCGACATAATTTTTCTTAATGCTGCTGACTATTGCGATATATCGGCGAACAGTGCTGTAATGTTCAAGATCAATGCTATTTGTAAAGATGCAACAGAAACGAACATGGCTATATGGTCGGATGGCTCTCTCGGCATGACAGGAATAATTTACAGGCAGGGCACATCGGCACCGGTTATCAATCCCGTTGCTTTTGCTTATGGTCCTGATCTTGCAATCGGCTTTGTAAGTAATCCTACCATTACAATAGATGCTGGTGCTTCAGATAATGATTTATTGATAACAATTACAGGGGTTGCAGGCACAAACTTAGATTGGCAGGTCGTTGTTGAATTAATAGAGATAACAGACTAATGATATACTTAAAAACAAATTTCTGGGTACGCAAAGCAGGCAATGAAGAACTTGGCATACCTCCGCAAGAGCTTATTACTCGTGGTCAGCTTGACCTGGCAGAGGTAGAGAGCTTTCTTGATGTTACTGAATTATACGGCGAAGAGAAAATTGAAGAGCTTGGTTTTGATGCAAGCCATTCAGTTATCCAGCTGACAACGCCGCTAGATGATTATGTAATAATTCACAATTACGATGATATATGCCAGATGTGGGCACAGACACGCAGGGCATCAATCTATTTTCATTGAAAGGACACAAATGAAATATCTTGCAATATTATTGGTGCTGATCTTAACGAGTTGTTCAGCATATTTGATCAAAGAAGAAAAAACTTATAATCCTCGTGTTGATTGCTGGAACGTGAAAGTATCTGTTGAGAATAATACTTTCTATCAGCTATTTTCAGGTCATCCGATAACGCCTTATTCTTACGTGGAGAACTGCATAACAGGTAACGTTGATTCTGTTATGGCATGGTATAAATACAAAAGTGAATTGTATATCATAAAAGCGAAAAAAGCCAATGGCGACTAAGAGGATAAAGATAAGCCCCAAAGAGCTCATTGCAGAGCTTGAGAAACATGGTGTTTATATTATAACAGAAATTGTAACATTATTGAATGATCCAGACCTCTCGATTGAATTAAGAGTTAAGATCGTTCTGGAGCTTATCCAATATGGGTTCAGCAAGATGAAGGCAGTAGAAATTACAGACAATAGAGACGGTAAAGATTCAATTGAAATGTTAGAACAACTAAAAGCGATCAACGATAAGCTCGCAATACAGGATGTCAAGAATGGTTGATGAATATATCAAAGAATGGAAAGAGAAAGGATTTATAATCCATCCGATCCTGCCAATCCAAAAGAGATATTTGGACGATTGGGAACATCGTTTCTTTGTTATTCCAGCCGGTAGACGTTCGAGAAAAACATTGATAGGTCGCAATAAATTATTCACTTATGCCATGCACAACAAGGGCAGATACTTTTGTGGTGCTCCTACACGGCAACAGGCAAAAGAGATATTCTGGAAACCGCTCAAAGAGATGGCACAGGCGATAACTTTCTTAGAGTGCAAGCCATCGGAATCAGATTTATTGGTTACATTACTGAATGGTTCTGAAATAAAAGTGATTGGATTAGATGAGCCGGCACGTGTTGAAGGTCAGCCGTGGCATGGATGTCATATCACTGAAATTCCTAACGTGAAAGCTCAGGCATGGGCAGAAAACATTAGACCGGTACTTTCAGATACTGGAGGGTTCGCAATACTTGATGGTGTTCCTGACTTCAGATTTCCACATTATGAAGACATGGCATTTTATGCAAGTGGTGGCTTCATTCCGGATCCTGTACCCGGTGGCGTTATGGCTGAAAATCCTGATGATCCTGAATGGGTGCTTTATACATGGATGAGCTCTGATGTCCTTCCGGCAAAAGAGATAGAAGCGGCAAAACGGCAATTGCCGGAGCAGATATTCAGGCAAGAGTACGAAGGATGTTTCGTAAGGATCGGTGGCAGAGTATGGCACGAATACACAGATGACAACACAACTGATATTGAATTCAGAGCAGACAGAGAAACTTACCTTTGCTTTGACTTCAATGTCAATCCAATGACATGTGTTTTAGTGCAGCATTCTTCTACAGATACCGAGGGCAACCTGATCTATACCGCAACGAATGAATTTGTATTCCATGATTCCAACACCTCAGCGACTGCCAGCCACGTAGCCCAATGGCTGGCAGATCGCAACTTCAAAAGTAAATTGCATATTACCGGTGATTATGCCGGCACAGGTCGGCATCCATCGGCAGGCATATCAAATTACAGGATCATTGAAGAGATATTCAACGGTAAATATAGTTTTGAGCGTGTAAGGATAAGGCCAACAAAAGCTATTCAGGACAGAGTAAATGCTTTGAACGGTATGTTCAGAAATGCTTATGGCTTGAGACGTATGTATGTCAATCCAAAACATTGCGAATGGCTGCACAAAGATTTGACCAGACAGACACGCAAAGAAGATGGACAGCTAAATGATGAAGCGGGTATGATCGGACACAGATCAGATGCTTTATCTTATTTTGCTTATAACTATTTTCCATTAGAAAGACGTGAAATTCAGGGGGGTAGGTTGTGATATACACTAAATTCCATAATTACGTAGCAATGAACGCTCCTGAGCTAAGACCAATATTTCGTTGGCTCTTGCTTCCGTTCGCTGTTGCTCTTACAGTGATAATCACAACGATAGACAATATTATAGAGATTGCAGCAATAATACTCAAAGGCAAGATATGAAAGTAAAACAGCTAATTGACCTATTAAACACTTACGATCCGGAAATGCCTGTTTGTATGCTTGACATAAACGGCAAACCGAACTATCTTGAAATTGATTACATATATAAAAGTGATGGTGTTGTAGAGTATATGGATAATGGGCTTGAAATTAAAAAAACTGAGATTGCAATAATAGTGGAATAGATATGAACATTTACGGCATATATTCAGCACTTTTAAATATCAATCAGGCGACATTCGCTTCGACTGCCAATGAGTATTATGTTGATGCTTTCAAGACCGAGTTCGAATCGTTATGGGCAGGCACAGAGTTCAGCCGTTCCGATATTGATATGAATCGCATGTGCTATTACAGAGCACTTAATTGTTATTTCGGATCAGAGCAGGCAGATATAATTGACCGCCGCAATCTGATGTTCTATTATCTCAAGAATATCTATGGTATTGACAGGCAGACCTCCACGCTTAACAAACATCGTTCAATACTTCCTGTTGATAGCATTGTTGCAAGGACATTAAAAAGAGTGTGCAAGCTGTACGATCAGAAGCCGGACAGGATATTTGGCAATGGCACGGCGCAGGATATTATGGCTGATATTTACAATGATGCAAAGATCGATCGCATTCTCATGGATGGCTATTTGCTGGCAAAACTTAACGGTATCGTTGGCATGATGCCTTATTTCGTTAATGGTGAGCTACATATTAGAACATTCACACCTGACCAATTTTCAATAAAGCAAAAAGAGGGGTCGCTCTTTGATGTTTCAGAGTTCTGGTATCCTGTTTATAATATGAATGAAAAAGCGTTCATTTTTAGAGTATGGACAGATGAAGAACGCATCGAATATAAATACGAGAAAAATACTTATTCGGCCGGCACAGCGATAAAGATATTATCGAGAGAGCCAAATCCTTATGGCAGGATTCCTGTTGTATTCTGGCGACTTGGTGGCGGCAAAGGGTTCTTCTCCGGTGGGCTTTTCGAGATGGTAGAAACAAATATAAAGATCAATAAGCTATCATGGCAGGCAGACTTACAGGTGGATTATAACAGCTCGCCAACACGTCTGGCAACAAATATACCTGAAAGTGAAATTACTGGAGCTGTTGATGAGATAATAGCATTAAAGAATGTTGGCAAAGCAGATTATGAGCTTGCAGCACCTGACCTAAGATATATTTCACCTTCGCCCTTATTTGATGCAATAGATGAGTATAAGCGAGACCGTAAATTTGAACTGCAAAGAGATTTGGGTGTTCCTGCTTCATTGATTGAAGGCGATAGCAATCCACCTTCAGGCATATCAAGATTGCTTGAAATGCAAGAGCCGCTTGAAATGAAGTTTGAAGATTTACCGGCATCCGAAAAGTTTGAAGAACAACTGGCAGACATTATCAGAATAGTATCAAATATTGATAACGGTACGAATATCGGTGAACTTACTTTCCATATAGATTATCCTGATGAAGCACTTGTTATTGAGCCGGATGTTGAATATCAGATGGACAAAGAGAAAGTAAAGGACTTGAATATGGATGCTCTTGCATTCCTAAAGAAATGGGGGTCGATAAATGACGGTGCAGACATTAACGAAGCGAAACGTATCATTGATGAAAGGCGCTCAAATTATGAGGTGCTTGGTCTGTTCGGCATTGCTGCTGAAGAAGAAGAAGTTGTTGATGAGATTACGGCAACACCTGTCAATGATGAGATTGACGAACAACTTGAAAATATTAATACAACAATAAATGGTTAGCGAACATGAAAAAAATCATAATGCTCATGCTGATATTTGTAACCGCTGCGATAGCTCAAACGCCTTATACGGTTATGAATCTTGACGGCAGAACAACCGATTCGACAACATCATGGCTCTGGGTTATGAACGAAAGAGCTATGCCACGGGACAATTTCATTATCGAAGGAGCTTGGAATAATGCAACTG